AGTCGAATTGTTTCTTTAATGGAACATAAGCGCAGAAATGCAGAAAAGGGGAACGGATTCGGCGCACGGCTTATAACCAAAAATGATATTGCATCAACATTAGCAACATCACCGGACAAATCAGCCGGACAATATTTGATTGTCAAAGAAGCAACAAAAAAGGGATATGCCGAAGCGGTTGCAGGGGATTCAATCAACCTTGAACAGCCAAACAGCAAAACACGGCGTGGAAGAGTTGGACGCGGCATCGCGCAAACATTAACCACATCGCCGCAACAAGTAGCAGTTACAAACGATTTGGAAATTCGCAAATTAACGCCGCTTGAATGTTTTCGTTTGATGGGATTTGATACGGAAGATTTTCAACGCGCCGCCGCGTTAAATAGTGACAATCAATTGTACAAGCAGGCCGGGAACAGTATTGTTGTGCAAGTTCTTGAAGCAATCATTGCAAATATTGATATTTTCAATAATTAGGAGGAAAAAACAATGGCAAATTTAACAATTGATATTTCTATCGAGGAATACACACGTTTGAAGGATATCGAAACGCGCTTTGCAATCTTGAAAGAGGAAATGTTAAAGGCTTCATATTGCCCGATTCATCATCAAATTATTTTAGGCATCGAAAACGAGTATGCGGCAAAGCAGGAGATCAAAACCGATCTTTTCCCAGATGCTTTGAGAGAGTAACGGAGGGCGCAGGAATGGGCAAAGTTCAAACAAAAAGAGAACTTGACGAAGTGGAAAAATATTTTGGCGTTACCTATGATCAAGTTGAATCCGGATCATATGAATACAATTTAATGATTCGTATTCAAATGGATTTTGAAAATGGCACGATGGGAAAAGATATTTCCTATTATGCCGCAATGTATGGATATTAAGGAGGGCGGCACATGAAGAAAAGAAAAAGAATTGATATCGGGAAATTTACTTCACAATTTTTCATTCTTCCCGCAATGGGAATCCTAAAAAGATATGAAAATGATTTCGCAGTGGGTTGTTATTACGAACATATACATATCACTTTTGCATGGTTAAATCGGGGATTATCCATTCGGATTTTTACAAGAGAAGAGGGGAAAAAAGCCCCCGATTTTATCAAAAACTATTTTGGCATAAAAAACGCCGGAAAACGTAGCAAATAAGGGCAACGGAAGCATTTTTGAAGATGCAATATAATATTATGCATTCGTTGCATCCGGAAAGGTGGAAAAAATGAAAGAAAACGATATCATTGCGGAATATGTAAGAGAAAAACGCCCGGAAATATTGGGATCCATTAGTTTTGTATTTTTTAAGTTTGGCAAGCAGATCAGCAATGTTGCCGAACAATGCGTTGAAGCATTTAAACAGTTTGATTTTAATTTAACGCAGGCGGCAGGCGCGGCGGATGGTTTAGAAGTAGAATCCCCGATAATCGATGAAATCCATCCGGAAGAAGCATATTGCAAGCCGGAAAAGCGGTTCATCGATGCGAATGCATGGATTGATAAATTGCGGAATATAGCGCAGGACGAAACCGCGCCCGGCGAATACGTTGATTATTGCATGCAATTAATCAATGAAATTGAATCAGAAGTTTGGGCGCAGGAGTTAAAACAAGAGTTAGAGCAGGAGGGCGGCGAATGAGAGCAGAACAAAAACTTCAAATTGATGCAATCAAGGGCAATCGAATGTATTTTGCAGTGTTTGAAAACTTTGTGTTTATTACGGATGGGCATTGCGGCGTTTATTTAAAGGAAAAGGAATTGAAAATTGATAAAGCCAAAATGATGCAGATTGATGAAAAAGCCGCAAAACAATTCGATCCCCAAACCATAAAAGATCATCGCGTAAAAGCAAAAATAACAAATGCGGCGTATCGGTGCATGTCCGGTTTTGCTATCAAAATAAAATCCACTGAAAACGAAACGCAATGTTTTGTTCAAGAAAAGTTTTTGAAAATGTTTGATGGTGCAAACGGCATGTTTATCGAATCCGAAAAAGCCCCGGTTTACGTTGAAAGATATGGTTTGCCATATGGAATTATTTTGCCGATTCACGTTTACAACGAATCAGAGTAAAGCAGGAGGTGCAGAGCATGGAAGAAGTTTTATTGTCAATTCATCCCGAATATTGGGATCTGATTAAAAGCGGCAAGAAAACACTTGAAATCCGCAAAATGAAGCCGCAAAACATTTTCTATCCGTTCCGCGTGATCGTATATGTGACCGGGAAAGTTGGCGTTGTAGGAAAATTCGATTGTGACGAAATCCGGCAGACATGCCGCCCGGCGCATCTTGTAGAAGGCAGTTGTTTGACGGAAAAAGAATTGATTCATTATTCAAGGGGGCAAATTCTTTGTGGATGGCATGTGCAGGAAGGAAGCGTTGTGGAATATGAAACGCCGATTCCCCTTGAAATTGCAACCGGATTAAAAACGCCGCCGCAATCGTGGTGTTATTTACATAGGAGCGAAACCGGATGAAGAAAGCAGAGTTGAAAGAGAAATTGCCGCATTTCATGGTTGATCTTTCCGAAGAAGAGAAATCGGGGAACACGTTGAAGAAGTATGCGCACAATATCGAATTGTTTATTAAATGGCTTCCGGATGAAGCAGAGATCGAAAAAACCGTTGTGATTGATTTCAAACGGCATCTTCTTGAAGATCTGCAATTCCGAACAAATACAATCAACAATTATATTATTTCAATCAACAAATTCTTGTATTATTGCGGAATTGATGATTGCAAGGTTAAGCAGTTGAAGAAGCAACATGCGGCATCCAATAGCGAAATTATATCCCTTGCAGACTTCAAGCGGCTTTTAAGGTTCGCCCGGCGCATGAATCAAGAAGATACATATTTGATTATGAAAATTCTTGCCATGACCGGGATCCGCATCGAAGAATTATCATTCTTTACCGTTGAGAATGTGAAATCAAATTATATTCACGTTCGGAACAAGGGCAAGGAAAGATCAATCATCATCCGGCAGGACTTGGCGCGCGAAATCCGCCAATATTGCCGCAACAAGGGCATTAAATCCGGCATTATATTCTTTTGCAGAACGCCGGGTAAAATGATGGCAAAAAGCACGATTTGGCGCAGGATGCAGAAGATCGCAGGCGTTGCAAGAGTTAGCAAAAACAAGGTTCATGCGCACAGCTTCCGGCATTTGTTCGCGAAAATGTTTTTGGAAGAATACAACGGAAGCATCGCAGAATTGGCGGATATATTGGGGCATAATTCACTTGAAACAACGCGCATTTATGCCAAAACAACGGATGAAGAAAAGCGGCGCAAATTGGAAAGGATCAAATTCTAAAATGATTGATTTTTCAAAAAGCGATTATTTTTGTGAAAACCAAATGACATTTGATGAATGCTTGCAGGAAATGGAGCGTTACAAATGGGAATCGGGGCAATATATGAATTTGCCGGAAACGGAGGAAAAGGAACAATGAACATTATTGAATACATTCCGAAAGGATGCGCAAATGCAATTTCCCGGAAAAGTCTTTGCATGAAAACCGGATTGAATGATCGTGTTGTTCGCCGTTTGATTGAGGAAGCGCGCCGGGAAACAATCATAATTTCAAATGATGATGGTTCGGGTTATTGGATCTACCCGGACAAGCCCACAGAACACGAAAAAGCATGTTTGGAGAGATTCGTAAAACAGCAGGAGAGCCGGGCGAAAAGCATTTTCTATGCGCTTTATCCTGCAAGACAAATGATGAAGGGATGTGCAAAGAATGGCGGATAATCAAAAATATTATTATATGCGCTTGAAGGAAGGCTTTTTTGATGATGATGCAATAAAAATCATCGAATCAATGCCGGATGGGTATTTGTATTCAAATATTTTATTAAAGCTATATTTGAAAAGCCTTAAATTTAACGGAAAGTTGATGTTCAATGAACGCATTCCGTACAATCCGGAAGTTTTGGCAACTATCACGCGGCATCAAGTCGGAACGATTGAAAAGGCGTTGAAGTTGTTCAAAGAAATGGATTTAATCGAGATTTTGGACAATGGCGCGATTTTCATGCTTGATATTCAAAATTTGATTGGAAAATCAAGCACAGAAGCAGACCGAAAAAAGCAATACCGGGCAAGAATCGAAGCCGAAAAAGCGCAATTATTGACGGATGGACAAATGTCCGGACAATCGCCCCTAGAGATAGATATAGAAATAGAGAAAGAAATAGAATCAGAGATAGAGAAAGAGCAAGAGAGAGAAACGGACGATTCGCCCGGCGAATCTTTGCATGAATCCTATCAACAAATTATTTCATATCTGAATGAAAAGGCAGGCACAGCATACCGGGCATCCAGTAAGAAAACGCAAACTTGCATTCATGCAAGACTTGCGGAAGGATTCACGATTGATGATTTCAAAGTTGTTATTGATAAAAAGTGTTATGAATGGATTGGAACGGAGTTTGAAAAGTTCTTGCGCCCGGAAACACTTTTCGGAACAAAGTTTGAAGGATATTTGAACGCACCACAAACAAGCCGGAAGCAATCACGATCCGAACAGATTCAAAACCGCATTAGTGATATAGATAATTGGTAAAGGAGCGTAGGCGATGGAAAGAGAACAATTCAAAGTGTTATGCAAGGGCATGAAAGCGGTATACACGCAAGAAACATTTCTTCCGGATGCGAACGCCTTCAATATTTGGTTTGCGCTTTTGGGGGATTTGGAATATAGCGTTTTAAATGCGGCGATTCAAAAGTACATGCTTATAAACAAATTTCCGCCAACGATTGCAGATCTTCGAGAATTGGCAACAACAATTGTTGCCGGGGATCTTCCGGATTGGGGCGAAGGTTGGGAAAAGGTATTGCAGGCAATCCGCCGTTTTGGGTTCTATAGAGAATCGGAAGCCCTGCAAACGATGGACGAATTAACGCAAACATGCGTTAAGCG